GTAACGATATAGTTCAGGGAAGTTTTCTAAATCACTTGTATTAATCCATAAATCACCTGCAACTAATTGTCCACCACTAACTTGAGTGATTGGTTGACTAGCTGATAAGATAACACCAGTTGCATCAGTTAATGATAAATTATAACCACGTGCATCGTTAGTTACATTATGGTAACCTCTCCATGCTGAACCAGTGTTGATCATGATGTCAACATCTAATGGATTGTTATAATACCATAGTGTGCCGTCTGTTGGGTTGCTGTATGGTGAACTAAATGAATATGTGTAGGTTAATGGAGTAAATGGGCTTGCCAAGTATACGCTACCTGCACTGATTGTTTGTACAGAGCTATTAGTTAAAATACCTGCTGTTAACAATGGAGTACCAATGTATTCAGTAATTTGAATAGTACCACCAGCTGTGTGACTAATATAAACTACACCACTGCTGTTTAAGCCAGCCGTTAAGTTTGGTAAGTTTGCAGATAAAATGCTTGAAACTAAACTAGCCGCTGTTGTACCACTTAGTGTAACGTTGGCACTTTGTGTCACTGATGAACCTGGTACAGATACTGACAAGTTAAATTTATCACCATTATTATATGTAGCTGTACCACTAGTTGCATTACCTGTAATAGTTAATATACCTGCTACATTTTTAACATAAGGTTTAAATGTACCTGTACTAGTACCTAATGTGTCATATTTAACATATAGTGTACCAACTGCTAGATCAGCACCACCAGCTATAGGACTTAATCCTTGGATAGCTGCTGTGTCGCTTGAATATAGTGGAGCTGGTAATAATTGCCATGAAGCATTCACAGCACTGTATTCTTTTAGACCCCAGCTAGCACCGTTACCAGTTGCTGTTGTTTCAAACCATACTGAACCATATGGTCTTGGAGTTGAATCTGTTGATCTCCATGCTGGAGGACTTGTGTAACCTGCGTATGATACTGTTGGTCCTAAGTATGTATATGTATTGCCTGCGTTGCTTACAGCACCGGTAGATTGTAATAAACCTAGTGGAACTGCTGCATCAACTGTAGCATTACCAAGGGTGATACCTCTTGTAATTACTAAGTTACCGCTACCGCCGTTAGCAGTACTGTTTACAAAAATTTGTAGTTGGCCTACTGAATTAACAGTAGCACTTACACCAGTAATACCAGCATTAGCAATAGTTGTTGCTGCTGATTGGACCGTAGTACCTGTTAATGTAACTGTAGTACCGTTAAGAATAAATTTACTACCCACTGACAAGTTAGCTGGGTTAGCAATAACGCCAGTAATGGTTGCAACATTGCTCTTCCAACTATCACTACCTACTAGTACCCATTGATTTAGGTAACCTTTATAGTAAATAGGGTTGCTTGCGCTTGTAGTTACTACAGCATAATCACCGATCATACCGTATGAACTTAATGGAACACCACCACTTGTATATGCTGTTGAAGTAATAACATCTGGGGCTTGTAGCATAAAACCACCTGCGTCAGACTGCCATTCGTAAATACCCCAGTTAGTATTGTTTAAATCTAACCAATATGAACCATCAGCTGGTGTACCTGTTGGGCGAACACTTGTACCAGTAAGTTGATTTAAATCAACATTAGCACGTTGTATATATAATTGGTTACTTACACCTAATGCACTGTAAGCTGCTAATAGGCCGTATTCATTACGTTCGTCACCGTTTATTGGATTTCCTGCAGAATCTACTTGGAATGTTGGAGTGCCAAAATATGTAACTAGATCACGTTGGCTAGTTACTGTTATTAGCTGTTCAGCATTAGCTATCGTTGTTCCTGTAGCTACTGCATTAGTAGTAGGACTGATTTTGTTGGATGCTGTTGCAACTAAAACATAAGAGATAGATCCAGGTTGATTTGGTGCATATTGACTTTGATCAATGACCGTTACTGATACGCCTGGTGAATTTAATGTTGCCATAGTATTTGTTCCTCTAAATGGATTACTTTAAACTATTTATTAGTTTTTAGATATTTTGGTGTGTTTAGGTGCCCTTTGAAAGGTTCGCTTGCTAGAGTAAGCTAAATACCTATATGGAATACCGAAAAATATGTGAAATCTGTGGTAAAAAGCCCGTTGCAGTCAACTATAAGATGCATGGTAAAATTTACTATAGATCTAAGTGTGATACTTGCTGTAGAAAGAAGCGAGGACTACCTGCTCCTAAGCCGCGTTGGATGTTAGAAGGATACAAACGAAAACCACACTGTGAAAAGTGTGGTTTCCATGCTAAATTAAAAGAACAACTATTCGTTTACCATATAGATGGTGATTTAAACAACGCCAAACAACTTAACTTAAAAACAATATGTGCTAACTGTCAGTATGAAGTTGCCCGAGAGGGGTTAGGATGGCGTCAGGGTGATTTGGTGCCTGATTATTGATAATTTCACGCTCAACCTGTTGGTATAGCTCATCTAGCGTACCATCATTGTTTAATACTGCATCAAACTTTTGTCCTACCCAAGCAGTTTCACTGGCATGGATACCTAATTTTTCAATGTTGTGTTTGCTTAGTGCCCAGCTCATGTTGCGGCTAGGGCCTTTGTTCATGCTCTTGGCATCATCAAACCATTCAGGTTCCTCACCACGCTTAACACGTATAACACGACCTCCTGCTTTACGGATAGCTTTAATTTCGTTAGGAAAGCGACAGTCTGTGATAACGATGTCATCGGTGCTAGTTAACAATCTATGTTCTAAACTAGCTACCCACATGTCATCATGGAAGCCTTTGCGCACTACTTCTGTACCCCAATATTGTAGCACCCATCTAGGAGTTATGTCTTTCTTAAGTCTGGTACTCCACCATTCATCACGTGTTTCACGCCATTCACGAGCTTGTTTAGTACGTCCTTCTAGTAGCTCACGGTCCCAACCAAATACTTGTGCTACAGCATCTTTTAAACTGTTGGCAAAGCTCTCACGTCTAAAACCATGAAAATTAACTAGATAATCTGCGACAGTGTCTTTACCAGATCCGATAAAGCCCACGATACCAATGACTTGTGACATAGAATCTCCTTAGTTGATACTAATATTTTAATAGAAAACTGCGTGTTTGTCTAGAGATTATTAACCAGTTACCCAAGTTAAAGGCATGCTACCATCTACATAACGTTTGATTTCATCATCTAGACGTTCAAGTAGTTCTTTACCTTCTTGTTTGAGTGCTGTACCGTTTAGGCTAGTGCCGCCTTGTGGTCCCGCTATTGAAGCGAATTTTTCACGTGCTTGTCCGATTGACATCGAAACTAGGGCCAGCGCATAGTCTTGTATCCACGGGAATGTCATGTTATCGTTTAGTAGCATGATGTCTGGTTTGTAGTTGTCGATCCATAATAGCACACTTTCAAATTGGAAACTATCTGAATTATTACCAGTGTCACCAGCATAACCAAATGGCATCTTACGTATGATAGTCAGTTTCTTAGTGACTTTATTCCATGTAAAGTTCATGTAACCACCGAACATGGTCATTGCTAGTTTTTGATAGTCTACAAATAATTCATAGTTTGTAAGTCCACCAACACGCCCAGCTACCAACATGTAGGTGTTCAAGTAACCTGAACTGAATGGTTCAAACTGTGACGCTGTTGTTCCTGATACGCTACCAATACCACGACGGAATATCTGTCTGACGTTCATTATGGTATTAGGTAATATATATTCTTGTGTTTCTGGCTGTAGATTTAGGAAAGCATAGCTTTCTTCTACGCTGTTACTGCTGCGTTGACGATAGCGTATCAATGCTTGATTGATACCCATCTCGTAGTGTTCTTTGTCAGCTTCTACGTCTATGATTTGATCACCTAGGCGTAGGCGGATATAGTCAATGATTTCTGCACGTTTACTAGCTACTGTGTCTAGTTGTGCCTGTAAGTTAGCATCAAAAGCAATATGTCCAGCACCTGTACCTTTGCTAGGGTCATACAAGCTGTCTGTGAATAGACTTAAATTACTTGTTAGGTTACCAGAAGTAGATGATATATTACCTGGTAAGTCTGGTGTATGATTTACTGAATATGACATAAGTTATCCTGTTGCTGTTCATGTATTTATGCTCAGCTCTAGGATAACTTTGTCTTTACGCTACCTCGAGGGGGATTATTGAACTTTAAGTAATATGGTTTCTGCGTTGATACGTCCGTTTAATTTAATATCAGTGGTCTTGATATTTTCAATAAACTTACGTAAGTCAACTTTACTACTAGCTAGGAATTGTTTAAGTTGTTCTTCTGGTTTACGAAGTGTTTTTTGTATGCTCTTGTTAGCATCATAACCTGTGATGGTAGTACCTTTGATGCCTAACACACCTCCCATGGCTTCTGCTACATATTTGCCAATTTTGCGATTTTTAACATTGTAGACCCATAACACTTCAGCACCAACGATGTCTACTGGATTGATTGATACCAATTTAGTAGCTGTGTCTTGTTTGAGGTATTTCAAGTTCTTGACTAGTTTTTCTTTTTGTGGTGGTTTACGGACCGAGGCTTTTTTAGTAGCTTTCTTGGTTTGATTATAAGCGGCCAAGTCTTGGAATAGTTTAGTATAAAACTGTTCACAGCGTTTATAGTCAGCGGCTTTGTAGTGGCTGTAGCCTTCTTTCAGCTGTTCGTCTTCACCCTTGCGTGCTTCTAGCATTTCGTTATAACGTGATTCAAATATCGATTGTATTTTACTGATAAGAGCCTGTGGAACATTATTCTTTGTTAAGTATTCGTAGGCTTTAGGATCTATGGTTTCACCAGCGAATAATCCATCTTCAAGGATTTCAAAGTATAAGATATGTTTCTTAGCTACTTCATTCATACGGTCTTGGATGGTTGGTAATTGGGCTAATGTTTTAGTTTCTTTTTTAACGTCAAACTCTTCATCATTGTCGGCTTTCATTTCAAGAACACGACGAACAGCATTAAGAATATATTCAACATGCTTGTCACGCAAGGGCATGCCTTGAGAATGAGCTTTAACTAAAGCGCAAACAGTAAACGGAGTTAGGCTGTCAGCAGAACGACTATATCTATCAATGGTTTCTTTATCCATCTTATGATTTTGCTCTGTGTTTTTACGTAGATAATCTACTACATATTTCTTCAGATCTTTTACGCTGTAGTAATAATTATAGTAGACTAGGCTTTTACGCAAGTGATGGTCAAATTCTTCATCAGAAAATTCTAAAGCACGATCATAATCCCATTTAGGTTCCGTGCCTGTATATTTTTCATCGCTGAAGTTGATATTAGTAACTTTAGCTTTCTTTTTCATTCCATCGATCTTGATTGCCATACCGGTTCCTTAGTTAATCATTTAATTATACAGGATTTTATTCTTGTGTCAACTGTTCAACCATATCAATCACACCACTTAGACAAGTTGGGCAAAAACTAGTTGGTAATATACCTATGTATCCTTGTATGCCACCTTCGTCATCAGTGTAGTCGCACTGACAGATAGAACAGGTATGGTGTTCATTAGCCCATTGTTGGTGTTCTAATTCCTGTTGATATTGTTCTGCGCCGTTCAATCTGGTTGCCCGTCATCTTCTGAGATGCGTACTGCTTTGATCTCTCGTTCTAATTCACGTTTAACTTGTTTGTAGGCCGCACGTTCCATGTTATCTAGATCGTCCCAGTTCTCTTCCATGCTGTTTAGGGCACCGAACAGATTACTTTGTCCATAGGCTTCGCCGGCGAATTGGACAATACTGTAGGCTTCTTCTATTTCCATATATACAGGTGTTCCCATATTATTTCTCCAATCTAAACTTATTGAGATATTTATTCGCCTGTGTCAAATCTTCAAGTTGTGTTTCTAGACTATCTAGCAACATCACATGTCGTGATAGCTCTAAGATTTTTTGTGCGTGGAACAGGCGTTGGTATTTGCTTTCTGGCGTATAGGGATAGGTAAACTTATAGTTCCATTGATAGCTCATTTTGATTCCTCTGCAGGAGTAATCGCTGATTTAAAATCTTTGTCCCAAGGTTCTGATGGTATATATGGTTGTGGAGTATTGATTATCTGTTCCACGGTCCTTTCACCATAGACTATTTTCCTTGACTCGCTTATAGAGCTGTCAATACTATAGCAAAAATAAACTAAAGCCAAGAACACCAGGAATCCTGGAATAATTCTTAATTTTTTTAGATTCTCTAATTCTTTCATATAATAGTATTATAGCATCTTTTGGTTAAAAAGTCAACCACTTAACAGCACACCAAAAGTTAAGTAGCGTTCAAAATTGGCTATTTCTTCGTTGATTTTGGCTACCAGCTCTTTATGCTGTCGTGTTTGGCGACCCATTCTACGGCAGTTTACTTCTTCTTCGCTTAGCCGTTTGACCATAGCTGCTATGCCATTGCTCATACGCAACATATCAGGGCCGTAACGCTTCATCTTTTTGGCAGAATTTTCCAGCTCAATGCTGACTTCTGCCCAATCTAAACTTGTAGTAATTTCAGCCATAAAAGCATTATAACACATTTTGGTAGCTGTGTCAATCGGCGATAAATACTAGATAATTAGGATTAGTTAATGCCACGTCTAAGTTTATACAAACCAGAAAAAGGTAATGATGATGCGTTTATCGACAAGCGCATGCATGAAATGTTCACCGTTGGTGGTGTTGACGTTTATATACATCTTTACTTAGGTCCGTTATCCCAACCTAATGTTAGTGCTACAGAACCTGGTGGTGCTACCAGTATCACAGGAATACAAGATTTACTATTTTTAGAAAATCGTGATCGCAAGTATGACACTTCAGTTTATACTATGCGCAGTATCTATCGCGTCAATGACAATGACTTTGATCTTACACAGTTTGGTTTATTCCTGACTGGTGACACCATGTTTGCTACATTCCACTATCAAGACATGGTGCAAACACTAGGACGTAAACTTATGGTAGGTGATGTTATTGAATTACCTAACATGATAGATTATTATCCATTGGACGAAGGTTTACCTGTAGCACTCAAAAGATTCTATACCGTACAAGATGCAGCCCGATCAGCGGAAGGTTTCGCAGCAACTTATTGGCCGCATCTATGGCGTGTTAAACTACAACCACTAGTAGACAGTCAAGAATACAAAGATATTATCAATCAGATTGCCGCTGGTACTAACACTAACGAAACACTAGGTCAGGTACTCAGCACATTAGACAAATACAATTCTATTAACGATGCTGTCGTGGCTCGTGCAGAACAAGATGTTCCGGCTAGTGGTTATGATACTAGCTCAATATATGTTGAACCAGTAAATCCAGATGGTACACCTGGTGATCCGCAGGGTGAAGATGCTAGTAATATTCTTAAAGATGCTAGTGATGTTGCTGATGATGCTAGTTCTTCGACTTTAACTCCAGATGTTAAAGTAGAAGGATACTTGACTGGAGATGGATTACCTCCTAACGGTACGACCGTAGCTGCCGGTATCGCCTTTACTCCAAATCCCAATACTGGTGATTATTTCTTAAGATTAGATTTTATGCCTAATAGACTGTTTAGATTTGATGGTAAACGTTGGATAGCTATAGAAGATTCTGTCAGAACTAATCTTACACCTGGTTCTAGCAATCAAACACAACTTAGTAGCTTTGTCAACGACACTGCTAAATTCTATGAGAATTCAGTGGGTTACGATGCTATAATCATCAGTAACACTTATAGTCCACCAGCTAACAGTATTACTTCATCATTTAATATAACTACTGGTAATGTCATCACTACTATCAATTACATAAGCAGCTATGGTGTCAAGACTATGCTCAATAATCTGATTATACCTAATACCTTAGCTAATATTGGTGGTAAGGTCGGATTTACCATCCAAAGTAATTTATACACTACTGGTGAAAGATTAGATTATACGATTTACAGCAGAGTAGTAAATCAACGTCAGAGCTTGAGTCAAGCACTGCGTCCAACAGCGGATAACGAATAATGGCCGCTAATCAACAGTTTTTTTATGACGGGCAAATAGAACGTTTCCTAGCTCAGTTTATCCGTATTGTAAGCGGTTTCCAAGTTGAGTTTGGATTTGATCGTAATGGTAACCAGACACTACAACGTGTGCCTGTCTATTGGGGAGATGGCAGTCGCCAAGTGGCTACAATCATCACACAAAATGCAGCACCTAATACTTTAAATGCTGTGCCTGCTATGACAGTATATATCAGTGGTATCAATTATGATCGTGAGCGTGTGCAAGATCCTACATTCGTTGGCACAATGAATATACGTCAGAAGTACTACAACGAAGATACACAAGAATATGAAAATCGTCAAGGCAATGCTTTTACCATCGAACGCAGCATGCCTGTACCTTATACTATAGAATTGAAGTTAGACATTTGGACATCAAATACCAAACAAAAATTACAGTTGATAGAACAACTACAAGTTCTGTTTAACCCAGCGATGGAAATACAGTCAACTGATAATTATATTGATTGGACTAGTTTAAGTGTAGTCTATCTAGACAGTGTCAGTTGGACCAGCCGTTCAGTGCCAATTGGTACAGACAATCCTATCGATGTTGCTACAATGACATTTAAACTACCAGTGTGGATTACTCCACCAGCTAAAGTTAAGAAGCTTGGTGTTATTCAGAAAATTATCGCCAGCATACATGATGGTGATGGTAATCTCAGCGACAGTGTATATTCTGATGCTAACCTATTAGGTCAAAGACAGTATTTTACACCATTGAATTACGGTGTGTTATTAATTGGTAATACTCTAACATTATTAAAAGTACAAGACGTAGAGGATCCTAGAGACATTGGTGGGGAAGACATTACATCAACTCCAGTTAAAGTTGGCACTCCTGATGCATGGGAAAATTTTGTTAATATCTATGGTACGCTATCTAATGGTGTGAGCCAAGTTAGATTGTTACAACCAGATGGTGTTACTGAGGTTATTGGCACTGTTAGTTATCATCCGACTGACCCTACACTGTTGATTTATAATGTCAACATTGATACTACTCCTACCAACACTCTTACTCCGATAAATGCTATCATCGATCCAACTAAAGTTACCATTGATGCTAGCATAACTAACCCGGCAACTAATACCAGATATTTAATATTAAAAGACATTGGTAGTTATAATAATAGTCCAGGTAATGGTCCTAGCATCTGGCGTGGATCAGATGGACAAGATCTAGTAGCACACGCTAATGATATAATCCAATGGAACGGCACACATTGGACTGTGGCATTTGACAGCCAATCAGATACCACGTTACAATATGTAAGTAATTTAACCACAGGAACTCAATATAAATGGAATCTCAATCAGTGGGTCAAGAGCTGGGAAGGCGAATACAAAGCCGGACTATGGACCCTAGTCATATAGAAGGAGTTGGTACTTTCATCTACAGTGTTTCTACCAAGAGGTATCTATTTCTGTTGCGTGATGGCGACAAATATAGTGGTACTTGGGGCCTAGCTGGCGGCAAAATTGATAGTGGTGAAAATTTATTAACCAGTCTCTATAGAGAACTAACAGAAGAATTAGGTTATAATTTCCACAATGTCAAAGTCATTCCTATAGAAAAATTTACCAGCGATAATGGTAAGTTTTCATATAATACTTTCTTAATTCCAGTAGACGATGAATTCACACCAAAATTAAATTACGAACATCGTGGTCATTGTTGGGTGCATCTTGAAGATCATCCTAAACCTCTACACCCAGGGGTTTGGCGAACTATTAATTTTGATGCGGTTAGTAAAAAAATCAAGACTTTAGAAACAGTATTATAAGTCGGCTTCTAATACGAAATCTCTGAAACTAATTTGTCGGAAATTAGAAAAAGGTTTTAGAGCATCAGGCACAGTGCTACGACCAGCCGGTGTCACCCAAACCCAATCTACATCATAGTATACACTAAATAGTCTTGCACGATTTTCTATCCATTTATCACTGCTAAGATCATCAACCGTTGAAGGATCATATCCATTGGTATCAGCATAGATATTTGAATTAGTTCCTGGTGTATCGTGGCCATCAAATCCCAATAGATAAATCTTTTTATGGCCATCAAATGCTGCTAGATAGGCTGCTGTTGTTCCTGAATCAGCATATGGATCGTGTGGTATTAGATAAAATTTATTAGGATATTCTAATAAATGTATGGCATTGGTATAAATGATATTCGTATAAGGATAATTGCTAAGAGCTATTTCTC